ACAATGCAGTTCCAGATTTTCTGCGGTGTCTGGGTTACAATATTCACAATGCCCGTAAGCATGGTGTTCATTACTTCGCTGGCCTTGGCCTGCATATTTGCGCCCCATGTGGCTACCTGTGTCACGGCTCCTACAATGCAGTTCCAGATTTTCTGCGGTGTCTGGGTTACAATATTCACAATGCCCGTAAGCATACCGTTCATTACTTCGCTGGCTTTCGCCTGCATATTTGCGCCCCATTCCGCAATCCTTGTTATGCCGTCAGCTATCGCGCCTGCAATCTGCCCCGGCAGCTCTGCCAGTTTCGTAATGATTGCAAGCACCAGCTGGCCTGCTGCCGCCACAATCTGCGGCAAGCCGTTTACCAGCCCCGTAACAATGGCTACGATAATCTGCGGGATTGCCTCAATTAACAGCGGTATTGCATTTATAATGCCGTCCACAAGCGCTATTACAATGTCTGCCGCGTTTTCCATAATCATAGGCAGCCCCTCTACCAGCGCGTTTATGATTGCTGTAATGATTTCCGGCAGGCGCTCTATCAGCACAGGCAGCGCCGCTACGATACCGTCAGCCAGCCCGGAAACAAGCTGTAAGGCCGCCTCCACCAGCATAGGGATATTGTTTACCAGCGTCTCCACGATAGTAAGCACAGCGTCAATTATGCTCGGTACAAGCTGCGGTAACGCCTGCCCTATCCCTGTTGCCATCCCCGCAATAATCTGTACCGCTCCGTCTGCTAAGCTGGGTATCATTTCTATAATCCCGTCCAGCAGTGTAGTTACGATTTCCACGGCGCTTTCTGTCAGTGTAGGGATTGCCTCTATAATCCCGTCAGCTAAAGACTTGATAATATCAACGCCCGCCTGCACAATCGTAGGCGCGTTTTCTACTATCCCCTGCGCCAGCCCGGATACCATTTCAACGGCAAAATCTGCAATCTGCGGTATCAGTTCCGTAAGCCCGCTGGTAAGGTTCTTTATGGCTGTCCCAAAACTATCCGCAAATTTCCCAATATCGCCGCCCGCCTCCGCAGCTCCCCGGCTGATTTCGTTTGCAAAATCGCTGAATATCGGTAACGCCTGCTCCCCTATCGGCATAATAAAGCTGGTCTGCAATATCCGTCCGGCTCCCTTAATTGCCTCGCCAAACGTATCATACTTGACTGCATTTATCTGCCCCATAGCGTCCGTTGTCCTGCTTATCTGCCCCTCAACGTCCATAAGGGCTGTGCAAGCGTCTGCGCCCATATCCTCCCACATAGTACCCATAAGCCCTACGCCTGCGGTGTACTGTAGGCTCTCGTCGTCGCAGTTTTTTAGGGCGCTGCTTATCTCGCCCATGGCCTCCTTTGCGCTTTCCCCGCCTGTCTGAAATTTGCTAACCAGCTCGTCTGCATTAAGCCCCAGACTGGTAAGGTATTCATTAGCTGTGCCGTCGTTCATGCGTATGCTAAACTCTTTGAAAGCGTCGCCCATTTTGTCAATGCTCCATACGCCCGTTTCAGCTCCATTTTTGATAGAGTTAAACATATCCTCGGCACTAAGCCCGGCCTGTGAATACTGATTGCTGTACTCGTTGATAACGTCCAGCAAATCCCCATTCTGATTAAGCCCCTGCTGCGCCCCCTGCGCGATAAGGTTATATGCCTCCTCTCCAGAAAGCCCAAATTTCTGCATAAGCTGTGTGGCTGCCCGCGTACTCTCGGCTACGTCCATATCGAAAGTGTCCCGCAGGGCTAAAGCATTGGTCGTCATTTTTTCCAGCTCGTCTGCTCCCAAATCGCCCGCCTGCTGCTTTACCGTCGTCATGGCTGCCGCAATATCCTTAAAACCCTCCCCGTAATTGCCGTTATAGATATTCTCCATAACCTGCTTGTACTGGTCGGCTTCGTCTGTGGCGGTTCCTGTCGCGGCGCAGAAGTCATTTAAAGCGCCTTTTGCCTCGTCTGCCTGGCTTACGGCATATCCCAGCCCGGCTACAACGGCTGTGCCGATTGCTGCCGCTGCTGTGCCGATTGCCTTAACTCCTGTTGCCATAGCGCCGCCTAAACCGCCCAAAACGCCGCTTAATTTTGAAAATCTGCCGCCTGCGTCCTCTGCCTGCTGCCCGCTCTGCTCAATCTCCTCTCCCATGCTGTCTGCGGCTCTTTCGGCAGTTTCCAGCTGGTCTGCGGTCTTTTTAAGCTCCTGCTCGGTCTTTACAAGGGCTGTTTTCTGGTAATTCAGCTGTGCTTCCAGCTTTTTACTCGCTTCGCTGTTATCCCCTGTTGCTTTCCGGCATTTCTCTAATGCCGCCTCTGTCTCTTTTACCTTTTTGGTCTGTTCGTCGTATGTCTTTTGTAAAACGCTCTGTTTTGCCCGTAATGCGTCGGCGCTGTCGGCATTGTCCTTGTATTCAGCCGTGACAAGCTTCATTTCAGAATTAAGCACTTTAAGGGTACTGTTGATTTCCTTGCAGGCCGCTTTATACTCTGCCTCGCCGTCAAAACTAAGCCGTGTTTTTATGTTTTCTGTCTTATCCGCCATGCTTTACAGTCCCCCTAATGCTATGTCGATAGCGTCCATGCCTCCTGCTGCCTGTTTCGGTACTGTCGCCTGTGCCTGCACTGGTACAAAAGCAGGCTGGCTATACTCTTTGTGATACTTAAACAGCGTCACAATCTGGTATGGTGTTTTTCTCCACGCCTCGCGCTCCCGGTATCCCAGCAGCACCATAGCGATATATAAAAGCCGCGCAGTGTCTAATCTTCCTGCGCGGCTACCATTTCCCCCGTATCTTCGTTTTCCTCTCCCGGCTCCTCCCCGTCCTCGTTGTCCTTTTCTCCGTCTCCGGCTGTCCCGGCAACAAAGGACGCGTAAATAGCTCTCTGGACTTCCTGCAAATTTCCTGTGTGTATCATTCTGCCTACCTGCGTCTCTGTCAAAAGTTCTGCGTTCTCGTCCTCCTCTAAAAGTCCCTCGTTCAAAAGCAGGGTAAGCAGCCATTTTGTATCTTTTACCCAGTCTGGGTTATTCTGGTTAAAAACCTCGTTCAGCTTATCGTATCCGCCAAACTTCCCCTGTATCTCGTCCAGTGCGTTAAGGGTAAAGAGTAAACGGTACTCCTTTCCTTTCAACGTAACTGTATATCCTCCGTCTTTTAATGCGCTCATATCTTAAATAAGGCGCGGCCTGCGCCGCGCCTCTCCTCCTCTCTTTATGCTGATTCCATTGCGTGCGCAGGCTCCGGTACTTCCGTAAACCACGTTGTCGCCGCCGTGTCTGTCTCTGCTCCTACAAAATCTGCTTTCCAACGCCCATCCGATTTACGCGCGGTAATACTGGCCTCAATCTCCGGCGTGTTAAAAGTAATGCTTTCGCCTTTCGTCTCGTAGTTTTCGGACGGCAGATTAAACTTGCATTTCAGCAGCCATACATAGCGGTATTTACCGCCTGTCTTTCTCGCCCTAAATCCAACGGCCACAAAGGGCGGCTCGTCGTCTTTTCCAGCCCATACAACTTTATTCTGGTCTACTTCCTGCCCCAGAAGCTCCGCCAGTACCTCCGGCGTTAAATCCTTAATCCCCAGCGTCAGTGTTCCACTGGAAAACTCCTGTACGCTTTCGCTCAATGTGTCGTCTGCATAAAGCGTAGCGCTGGCCGTTTCTACGGAAAGAGAAGCGGTCATAGCTTCGGACATTTTCTTAGGCGTTTCGTAGCTCTCTACTCCGTCCTCCTCTGTGCATAACGCATAGTAAAGGTCTTTCAATCCTAATGTCATTTTATTTCACTCCTTTAATATTTCGATTGTGATAGGCACATACCAGTACCCGGTTTCTGTTTCAAATTCTTCTGTATCCACGCTGTTTATGTAGTATCCTGCTGCCTCCAATGTTTCCAGCGTCTTTTCTAACTGCTCCTCAAAGTCCACTTTGGAAAAAAGCGTTACCCGGTACATTTCCCGGCTGCCCTGCCGCTTATCGTCAGCATTTACAGCGGCATTTTTCATAATCCGCAGGAATGTATAATAGGCGGCTGGCTTTTTCTTTCCTGTGTAAACTCCTCTCTGTGCAGGCAGCCCGGCGCTCTCTAATACATTCTGCAAGCTATCCATTGTTTTCACGCTCCCATATTTTCAGTTGCTCGTTTACTACTTTGTCGTGCGCTTTCTCATTGGCTACCGTCATATAAGGGCGTGCGGCTTGGCTGCTCGTCCCATATTCCGCCACAAATCCGATAGTTGCATAGCGCACTTTGCTCTTATCGCCTTTGCGGTCGTTTCCGTGTTTTGCCCTGCCCTGCGGGTATACGTCAATGTGCTGCTCCCGCTCGTCTCCCTTTACCGCTGTCGCCTTAATGGAATTGACAAAACCAGCCGTTTCTACGATACCCATAGCCCTTGCCTCTGCCCTCTGTGCCTCTACCAGCACGTCTGCGCCAGCTTTCAGCATTTTAGGGACGGCGGAAACGGTCGCCTGCTCCCGCTTGCTGAAAGACTCAATAATAGCCTCTAAGCCCACGGTATTAAATGCTCCCATTTTATGCCCCCTCTCCTTTGTGCCGCAGGTCTGTAAGCGTAAGCTCTATAGTGTCCTCGTCAATGTCGTAGGTTTTAAGGACAAAATAGCGCCGCCCGTCCATTTCTACAGTATCCTCGCCGCCATAATCCGCCTTATGTACCTCGCATTTACGCTCTACCACTTTTCCTGTCTGCTCACTTTTGAAATATTCGTTGTACCCTACGGATTTCATGTTGCAGAAAACAGTACGGCTGCTTTCCGCAGGCTCTACGGGAAAACCATTGTCATTTACCCTCTCTGCCTGCTCCGTTTCGCTTATCAGTGTGATTTCGTCCGCCCATTTAGCCATTTTCTGCCCCGCTTTCCCCGCCTGTGGTGTCCGTTTCGGACATATCCGGCACAGTATTGTACTCCTGTGACATAGAAAGCCGCATTTTCAGAGTGTCGTAAGAGTTTCTGAATTTTTCGGCGTTATTCTGGTATCCAAATTCCGCTTTACAGTACAGCGTAATTGCCCGGATAATCAGCGCGTCGTTTTCATCAACCCTCTTTACACCGTCGTTCTTAAGGTCTGCTTTGCAAGCTTCTATACAGTCCTCTATTTCCTCTGTGATTTTTGCGCTGGTACTGCTGATACGCAGCGCCGCCCGCATTTTCTCTGTCAGTGTGGTATCTGCTGCCATACCCGTACCCTCTTTCTAAGTGAATGTCAAAAAAGAGGCGGTCGCGTATGTCCCCATAGCTCCCGCCTCTTATCTCTGTTACTCTACGATTTTTACAAGTTCCTTTCCGGCCAAAACTTCTGCCCGTTCTTTGTCCGTAATAAAAACCTCTCCCGGTTCTTTAATCTGGTTCAAGCGCTTATCTAAGTACCTTTTCAGTACCTTTACCCTCGCCTTTTCCTCTCCCGGCTTGTTCTCCTGCTGCCGCTTTTCCTGCTTTGCCTGCTCCGCTTCTGCTTCGCGCGCAAGCTCTTTCTCTTCCTCCGTCAGTTCGCTTTCGTCGGGTACGTCCACCTCTACCGCCGCGCAGCGTGCGGCAATTTCCTTAATCGTCCCCTCGTCGCTTACTCCCAGCTCCCGCGCCAACGCCTGCAAGTCGGCTTTCTTCATGCTTTCCAGCTGTTTGGTATCTAAATTCCCTTTCATTTTTCCAACTCCTTTATGCAGCTTCCAGTTTCTTAATTGTTACAAGGCTGTTCTTATCAACTACCTTTCCGTCTGCCAGCATGATACCCTTTGTTACCTGGTCGTCTGTGTCGTTGTCCTCGTACTTTTTCACACCCATAGCATAGTTTGTGTTAAGCACATAGTCCTTGAAATTGAAAAGGAAAGCGAACACATCCCCGGTCGCCAGCGTGCTTGCGTAGCTCTTTACGTAGTCGCAGCACACTACCGGACGGCCTAAAAGGGTGCGCTCCGGCTTTCCTGCAATCCCGTAGTTTACCCTGCCGATAGGCTGCCCGTTGGTGTCTGTCAATCCGTAATACTGCATGAAAGTTTTCTTGCTCATGCACCATACAGCCCCGTTTTCGTATGCCTGCGGCAACGCGGCCTCTGCTGCAATTAAGTCGGCGTAAGCGGGCGCGGCGCTTTCGATTGCCTGCCCCTCCTCCGGCGTTTCTGCTAAAATGCCTTTCGGCTTGCCCGTACCGTCGCCGTCAATGATTGCCTGCTCCAGCGCCTTTGTCATGGCCTCTACGATATTGTTGATAAGCAGGGTTTCAAAGGCGCTGATTGCCATTGTATCCACTTCCAGAGATACGGCCACCGCGCAGCGCAGCTTATGATATGCAAAAGTAATCATGCCGTCTTTTGTTGCGGTATGCTTCTGCTTATCGCTGCCTTTCCCCTCGCTTACCCACGTTGCCACAGGCTTAACCGTAGATACAGGGATTGCTACGCCGCCCTTATATGCCGTTCTGGTAACAAGGGTTAAAATCATTCCCGTACTTTCCAGCCTCTGCACAATCTGGTTAAGTACCGTAGTAGGAATGACTGCCCCCACGTCTGTAGTTGTGCTTACCGCGTCTGCCCGGTACTCTGCGGGGATTTTTGTACCACGGCACACATACTGCATAAATGCCTTTCTGTACTCCATGCTCGCGTATTTATCGCCGTCCGTTTCCCCCGCAGCGCCCTTAAAGTTCCTCAAAACCGTAGGCGTTGTTTCGCCTCCGTCCCCGTCGTCTACAGGCTCTCCGTTTGCAATCTTTTCCAGCAGCTTCTTTCTCTTTTCCGCACTGTCTAAAAGTGCCTGCCTCTGCTCCTGCAAATCTCCTACCTCTGTTTCAAAAGCAGCAATCTCTGCCTCCGTCAGCTCTGCTCCTCTGGTGTTCAGCTCGTTCTTAATCTGGGCTAATCTCGCCTCAATGTCCTTTAAAGTTTTCATGCTTTTAATTCTCCTTTTCTCGTCTTATAAACTTGCTCTAATCTTTAGCAGCTGCACCCGCCTATAAAGCCGCTCCTGCTTCTCTGCTTCGTAACTCCTACTCGCAAAACTGCGGGCGCTTATTTCAGTGTCGCCGTTTGCCGGTATGCTCACGGCGGACACGTCATAAACCTTTTTGATTTTTAAGATTGTCCTTGTGCGTGTCGCCCGGTCGTAACTTTCTTCCTGCACCCGGAACGCCCACGACATTTTTGTTATCATGCCTGCCTCTATATCCTGATAAAGCCCACGGGCTAAATCTGTCTTTCCTAAATCAGCCGCAATCAAAAGCCCCTTATGGTCTGGTATCAGAAGCAGCGTTTTATTGGACTGGCGGGCAAATACCCGCCCCTCATGGTCGTACTGCATGATAACGTCACTCATATCCGCGCCGTCCAGCGCGTGTGCGTCTATTCTTTCGTAAAATTTTGTGCCGTCCTCAAACTCATAAAGCAGGTACGGCTTATCAAAAGTTGTCGCATAGCCCTCTACGTAATACTCCGTATCTATCCGCTTTGTTGCTGCCTGCACTGATAAAGGCGCGGCCAGTGCCCTATATTCCCTGTCTGTCTTAAACGGCATTTTCTCCACTTCCTTTCTGCCCTTTATCGTCCGGCTGCGGCGGTTCCGGCTCCTCCCCGCCTGCTGGCGGCTCCTTCGTCGCCTGCTGCCCCGGCTGTATCGGCTGCACTACTATTTTCGGCTCCTCTTTTTTATCGTCCAGCCTGCTAACTTCGGTATATTCCTTTCGGATATAGTATTTTTCTCCTCCCTCTACGTGCGCCATGTTCCATATATCCATTACGTCATTTCGGCACAAAAGCGCCCGGTCGAAAAGCTGCGTGCTTACCTGTAGCTTTGTGGCGTTGCTGGCATATTGCAGGCGGTTTGCGCTGAATACAATCGCGTTTCCCTGTGCAATTTCCCGCTTTGTAAATGTCATATTCGTCATTACAAGGGAAAGCTGGATTGCAAAAGGCTCTATTTTCCCCTCGTAATAGGCGTTCCATGTGTTTTCATCAAATTTATTTTGCAGAATATCCATACTTGTACCAAAATGGGTACATACGCTGTCCTGTATCTGCTGCATTTGCAGCGCGTTTGGCGTGTACGGCTTGCTTTCCACCTGTTTTAAGTCGCTGAATTTATTATCATAAATAATCATTCCGCTTTTGTTGTCTGCGCTTAAGTTGTCCTCGGTAAACCGTTCCCGCTCTTTCTTAATGTCCTCCGGCTTCAGCATATTTGCCACCTTTGCAAGAAAGCGGATATTTGCAGAATTTTTTACAGCGTTAATAATTCCCTCATTCTGGGTATGTATCAGCTGCATGGTCGGCTTAAGCGTGGTGTTGTCCTCTCCAAAAAGGTCGTCTGAATATTCAAAGTCTGTCATAATCCCCACTCGCTCAAACTCAATAGCGCCGTACTCCCCATTTGCAAACAGATACCGCAAGTATACCTGTCCTGCTGCCTCTACCACCTCGCAGCGCTGCGGGCGTATCGGATACCAGCCGCACAGGTTCCCCGCCTCGTCCTCAATAGGCACAATAAAAGCGGTGTTTTCCACCGCTAAGATTGTCGCCAGACGCTTTATAAACTTCACTGTATCCATAAAGTAGTTTGGCTTATACTGTAATACCCGCTCTAATCGCTTATGTGCGCTGCCCTCAACCTCCGGCTTTAGCTTACTGCAATGGGTAGCAAAACTGTTGATTGCTACCCTTGTCAAATCCATTTCATACACGCCGCCGTTAAAGCTGGTAAACGTCGGGCTGTACCCGTTCAGCATTTTAAAATAGCTGTCTATTACCTGCATTTTTCTGCCATGAAACAGGTAATCTATAAATTTCATGCGTTTACTCTCCCCTTTCTATGCAGCGTTTTTAAGCAGCTCGCCGCACTCCTCGTAATATTTCTGGCGCACTGTCATAGCGTCTATGACAGATACAAAACCGTCTATGTGCGCCCGCTGCTCTATCTTTATTGGTCTGAATTTCCGGGTTTCCATGTTCTGCTTAAGCGCCACATTAAGGAAATGTGATTTAAGCAGGTTATTATTGGCAATCTTAAAATTGCCGTCCTTTATGATACCCTCAAATTCCCGTATTACAGGCGTTAAATTCTCCCCTTGGAAAACGTCGTCCATGTGGAAACCATAGTTCTTCATATCGTTTATGAGATACTGGGCGCTGTATCGGTCGTATCCAATTTGCAGCGGCCTTATTCCGTAGGTTTCCAGCAGCATAACAAACCAGTTGAACACATCTTTATAGTCTACATAGTTCTCGCCGCTTAAAGTAATCAGCCCTTTTTTCACAAATATGTCATAGGGTACGCCGTCCGTGGCCTGCAAGCTCTCTACCCGGTTTCTCGGCATAAAGAATTGAGTAAAGGCGTAAAGCACGCCGCCCTTTTCAATTACCACGCTGGCCGCCGTAAGGTCTGTTGTCTGGCTTAAGTCAATGCCTCCCACTGCGTAGCAGTCCCTAAAATCTTCTAAGGTCTTTTCCACACCTGCCCCGTCTACGGTCGTATATTCCAACCACGCAATCGAGCTGTTTTGCTTGATATTGCAATACTTTGTCAGAAACTCTGCTTTCTTGCTTAAGCTGCTCTCTGCTATCGCTATCTCATCCATAAAGAAACTTTCCTTTACGGATACTCCCATATTCGGGTTTGCTTTCTTTAGTTCCTCTATGTCATTCCATTTCTCCACATCGTCAATCATGTAAAGGAATGGTAATAACCTGCGCTCTTTGCTATTGCCTTTCAAAAAGCTGGTGCTGCGTTTCATTAGCTCGTCATAAATACTATCGTTTATGTATCCGGCTGTGCTGATACTTAAAATCATGGGCTGGGTACGCGCTCCTAAAGCAGACTTCATAACCTCATACTGCTTAAGCCCAGCGTCTCCACTCCATGCTGCCATTTCATCACATACCACCAGCTGCGGGTTAAAGCCGTCTGATTTTTTCGCATTAAAGGCAATCGGCTTTATTACCGTGTTCGTCTCCGCAATATAAATATCGCTCCTGCGCTTCTTTGCCAGCTCTAAAAGCTCGTCCTCTGCCTGTACCATTTGATAAAACCCGTCATACACAAGCGCTGCTTGGTCTAACTTCGGCGCTAAGCAATAGATTTCCTGCCCGTATTCCGGTTCTAAGTACGCCATGTATGCGATAATCGCAGAAGCAAACAAACTTTTGCCGTTTTTTCTGCCGATTACTATAAAAATTTCGCGGAAAACGCGCACTTTTTCCGCGTCCTGTATGCCAAAAATCACGGAAACTATGGCCTTTTGCCACAGTTCCAGCTTGATTAAATCGTTGCGCCCTTTGCTGTGGTGGCAGAAATTTTCTATAAAGCGTATGGCCTTATTTGCGGTCTTTGCGTTAAAGAAATACTCCTGCTTTTCCAGCCCGTCCACAATAATTTTATATATGGCCTTTATCCACTTTCCCGCCGTAATCTCGCCGCTGTTTATTTTCGCGTGGTACTCATAGATATAGTTCCTGTACGGCGCAGCCGTGTTACTCGTCCCGCAGGGCTTGCAGCCTGCTTACCTTTCGTTTCGCAGCTGGCACTAAATCTATCAGCTGCTTAATGACTGCTGCATAATTCTTGCTCAACGCTATGTAAGTATCAGCCTCCGGGCTTTTCTTGGTTCCCCACTGGTTTTCTCCGTTCTGGTACTCGCTCGTCCAGCCCTCCTGCCGTATGGTTTCCTGCAAATCGTCCAGCTCGATACTCATAAATGCAGCCTTTTCTATCAGCGGCGTTACCAACTTTTTCTTATTCTCGTCTAACTCTTTGAAAATCCCTTTAAGTCTGGTTTTCTCTGCCTTAATCCTCTGCTCTTTTGTCCTCTCTTTCTTTGCTGCCATTCCTTTACCCCGCTTTCCTTTCCTGCGCTACACCACACCCCCTACACCACGTATGCGCGCGCCCGCAGGGTAATTTTAGGGTATCCCCCTCGGTATCTGTCCCCTTTAATTTTTCTTTGAGATAGGGGGGAGTATCCCGCCGTCCTCGTCGAACCGATACCGCCGCTTCCGTTCCTGCCTGTGGTGTTCTTTGTTGTGGCAGTCTTGACACAGCGCCTCTAAATTATCCCAGCATAGCGTAACGCCTGCGTCTCCTATGTTCTCTTTGGTTATGTACCGCTTATGGTGTACTACCTTTGCAGGTTCCCCGCAGCGCTCACAAATATAATCTTGTGACATAAGATAAGCGGCGCGGGTTTGTTCCCATGCCGCCGATAAATAAAATGCTTTCGCCCATGCTTTCATACCGCCCCGCTCCTTTCTTTAAAATCCCCAGCGCCCTAAGTTTCATGCGCTGGGTAGGAGGTTAAGAATGAGTAAGCAAAAGAAAAGAGTAGGCCGCTTATGCTGTGTGCTTAAGCCCTCGCCTACTCTTTCCATGCTATCATTGTACCTCTTTCATTCTACCATGTAAACACCACGATTTTACCACGCTTGCCCCACGCCTGCTGCCCTATGCGCTCACTGCGGTATAACATAGATTTCCTTAATCCTGCCGTCTGCTACCAAAGTAGGTATGCCCGTTTTATTCTCTATTTGCTGCTCTATCTCTTTTCTGTCCTCCTGCTTAAGTATGCAATCCGTTTGTATCACAAGTGCCCGCGCATTTTCCTGTATCCCTTTCAGTTTCTCTATCTCTCCCAGCTCTTTCCTTGTTCCGTCCTCATACTCTACTATTACTTTCATGCTATTTTATCCTCTCCTCGTCAATTCCCCACAGCAGTATTGAAAGCTCATTGATTATGCCAGTAACCCAGCGGCGCGGCGTGTTCTTCCCTGTGTTCAGCTCCTCGGCAATCTGTGCATAATCCCAGCCCTGCATAAAGTACAGCTCAAAGGCTCTGTATTCTACTTCCCTGTCTGCCTCTTTCCTCCTGCGCTCTATCTCCTCTATGGCCTTGTCTATATGCGCCGTCATAATCAGCGTTTTAAACCTGCTCCGACGCACGCTCTCTAAATACGTCCTCTGCTGCTCCTCTGTCATTCCGGCAAGTCCCAGCTGCTCCCCGTCGCTTACTGCGTGTTCGATATGAAAAACCGCGTCACGGTAACATTTCATAAGGGCAAAAGTATTGTGGTATTTATCCCGCTTTTTATCCTTTTCCTCCTGCCGCTTAAATTCTGATACCGCCGCTTTCGCCGCCTTTTGTATCAGCCCCTCTAATTCCGCCTCTGGAATTGCTACCCAGCTTTCGCCCTTTGGTTTTTCTCCCTCCTCTGTCAGCTCTCCGTTTCCTGCCTTGATTTCCTTTCCCGTCATTTCTTCCACTTCTACGCCCTTATTTTCTGTCTCTTTTACCTGCATTGTCTCTTTCTCCTTTTCCCACATTTTCCAGCCGCCCAAATATCGCAAGCAGTAAAAATATTATGATTATCAATAAAAAATCCGTCATAGCCTGCGCCCTCCTTTCTCGCAAGGTGGAAACGGGCAGTTTTCGCAGTCTTGCTTTTCACATTCCCCGCCGTTCCTGTCCCGCAAAATCACATACGGTAATATCCAAATTGGCGTTGTGATTAAAATTGCTGCTTTTATAAAAAACAGCAAAATTGCCGCCGCCCATTCTTCCATACTTTCCCAAAATTCTTGTAAACTCTCTACTATCTCGTCCATGTATTCAAACACCTACAGCACCTCCCCTGTATTCACAGATAAGCTCGCATAAATCAAGCTGTCTATACCGTCGTCTCTTTTTACTACCCGCTCCGGGCAGGTCGCTTTAAAATGCTCTATCTGGTCGTTTTCAAAAAGTTCAGCTATTTTCTCCGCAGCGCTCTTACTGTGCGTAAGCGCTCTAAGCTCGTCTGCCCCTCCCAGTGCATTTATTTCATAGACAGCGTATAAATCAGTTCCGTAGCTTCGCACTTCCCAGCTAAAAATACGGCCTTTTATATCCAACGGTTTTATTGCGTCTGCCGCATTTCTGAAAACTGTCCCCGTAGTATCGCAAGCGCTACCCAACGCACGCATAAACTCCGCAACCACATTTTTAATTGTTTCCGCCGTCTCTGCTGTCGCCTTTATAAAATCAGCATAAGCAAGGGCATTAAACGCCCTTGCTGCCTGTTTTCTACGCTTTCGTTTGTCAATCTCTGGCGGCGGATTTACTCCATACCGCTTTTTATAATTCTTTTTCCACTGCCTGTATTTCATTCTCTATCATTCCTCCTCTATGTCTACCTCTGGCGGGTTCATACCAAAACTTAATTGCCCCTCTATCTGGGTGTCCGTTTCGGACATATCCTCTGTATGCCCCGTTACCTCAATCCCCAAAATGCAATAGCCCTCTGCCAGCCCGGTATAATCTTCCAGCATATAGGTAATATCCGCGTTTATTGTACGTCCTGTAAATTTCCCGTCTTTTAATTCCAGCATATTAAGGCTTTCTCCCACCTTATAGCCTCTGTCATTTTTCCGCAGTTCAAAACGCTTTTTCCCGCTTACTACGTCGTCGTAATAAGTTGCCGCAATCTTTATATCATGTACCTTTTGTTCCGCTCGTCTGTCGCTCGGTAAATGCTCCATTTTCTCCCGGTCTGCCTGCTCCCGCAGCTTCTTTTTTGTCTCCCGGTCTATTTTGTCCTGCTCCTCACTATATCGCTGCTCCTCCGTCTTTTCTGCCTCTGCTTTATCTATGTACTGGTCGCATTTCTCGCAGGTTCCCGTCTTTACGTTGCAGTCCTTATAATGCAGGCAGGAATAGCATAGGGACGTTATGCTTTCCGGGTGCGGCGTTTCGTAATCGTCCCCGGCTTTTTTCTCTGCCACCTTTGCTGCTATCTCTTTCGCCCTTATGTCTGCGCCTGCTGCCGCCTGCTCCGCAATCTCTTTTTGCTCCTCTGGTGCCAGCTTCGTCGCCTCATACGCAGCAGATATGCCTATATTCCCCTGTGCAAACTGCTCTTTAATCTCCGGCGTGGCATTTTTGTTGATACTATCCATTCTGGCTACGTTTGTGCTGCTCTCATTCATCAAATCCGCGATAACGTCCCGCAGTTTCCCGGTAATCTCTAATCCGTCCTCTTTCTTTGCCCTCAAAAGCGCTTCTTTGAGCTTCTGCGCCTGCTGGGTTTTCTCCCACGGTGTAAGCTCCCTGTTGTATGCGTTTCCGATAATCAGTGACAAGTCAAGCATGGCCGCCGTCATATCCTTGTAGAGATAACGGACGCGCTTATATTCTTCGTGTCCCCGCTCAAGGTTCATAATATTGGCAAGGTTTCTGCGGTGCCCGCTTACTATGCGAAACTCTCCGTTTATCCGTCCCAGTACCGTAGGCTGCTGCTGGCCTACCGCTAAAAAGCTGTCTGCCAGCTCCTCTATATTCTCCTGTGAGTAAAAATTATTTTCGGACGGTTTTACATCATGCGGATTTAACCAGATTTCCGTATAATCCGTAACCGCCCCTGCTCCTGCCGCCTTACTCTTTGCGTTCAGAATGTCGTTAAAACCAAACTTTGCCATACCCTCTACCTCGCTTTCCCGGTGTACTGCGTCACAAATTTTTTGTAATCCTGCGCCGCCCCGCAGCAGGGGCTATACTCATAAATCGGCTTAAAATTAAATGTGCTTTCTGCTACTTTTCTGGAATATCGGATAACTCCTAAAATGCTGTAGTATGGCTGCCCGGTTCTGTACGCCTCCATTTTTTGCCGTTCCAGCCACTCCCTGCCTGCGGCCTCTCCGTCTGTATTCTGGTATGCTGTAATCAGTATCCCCCGCAGGCAGAGGCGCGGGTTAATCTGCTTTGCGTCCTCTATCTGCTCTGCCAGAACGTCCAGCCCGTCAAGCGCCCATTCGTCAATCTTCACAGGTACTATAACCTCGTCCGTTACTGCCAGCGCGTTTACCACGTTAAGCCCTATATCCGGCGGATTGTCGATAATGCAGTAATCGTAATACCCGCTTACCCAGTCTGCGTGTTCCATAAACTGCTTAAAGCGGTCTATCTGGTTTCCTGCCTCCTCTGCTGTCAGCTGCCATGTAGCGCCCATAAGTGACATATTGGCTGTAAGAATATCTAAGCCCTCGTAATCTGTGTGCTGTATCAGCTCTACCGCTGCCCGCCAGTCCCCGCTTAAAATCCTGCTTACTGGCGCTACGCTCTCTGCGTCATATCTCCCATACGCCCGGCTTAAATTTCCCTGCTTGTCATTGTCAACCAGCAGTACCTTAAAGCCTCTGCGGTACAGCTCATAAGCCATATTTACCGCTGTAAAGGTCTTGGCTACTCCTCCCTTTAAATTCAAAATGCTTACTGTCCTCATTCTCTACCTCGCTTTCTTGCGCCGCCTCCGGGCGCAGCTGTTTGTATGTTCCCTACTCTTTTGTTCTGTCACGCTTTCCCCAGCGTTTGCCCCGGCTCTCCCAGCTGCCCGGTATGCAGTAAATACCGCTCTACCAGTTCTGCCGCTGTCTGCCAGCCGTAGCATACCGCCGTAAAATATCCCTGCTGCCGCAGGTAGTCTAACCAGCTCCTCTGCTTTGCCGTTGTTGTGTTCCTCCCGGCCTTAAGCTCTATGTAAAGCCCGTGGTATATTCCCCTCGGTGCTGGTAAACAAATATCCGGCACGCCTGCCTTTACTCCCTGCCGTTTCAGTGCTATTGCCGTCGCCGCGTCCCGCTTTCCTCCGTTTGGGACGTGGTGCATATATTCCAGCTCCGGCATACGCCCAGTATTGTAGGCCGCCCAGCTGAAAAGCGCCTCCTGTTGCCCGCTCTCGTCGTCCAGTCTAAAGTTTCTCATGTTCCCGCGTCTCCTCGCTTTCCTTTTTGTCCGGGTTTTCTTCCCATTCGTGGCACTGATTGATACCCGACGTAATCCCCCGCAGAATAAACCAGACGATTTCTATAACGGCCAGCGCTATAAATACAATTCCGGCTATCAAAATCACTTTTCCCATATCGTTCTATCCTCCGTCCTTTTCGATTTCTACAAGCGTATATCTGAAATATCCGTACCCGTAATAATCCGGGCTGTGTATTCCCTTGCTTACGCTGTCCTTATCCACGTAATACCCTTTTATCGCCCTCGGCTCTGCCTTAAACCATGCGCGCTCTGTTATTATCCTTATCTCCGGCTCCGGCCTCACAAGGTTCTTGCTGCAATTCCAGCGCTTACCCTGTAGCGCCCCGTCCTCTTTCGTTCTATGCTTGTCCGTATACTTGATAAAATAGCTTGCCAGCTTCGCATAATTCCCGGTATCGTCCAGCGGAAAAACCTTTACCCTGTTGTGCCCCTCATAAGCCTTATACCAGCACTGCTGCAATACCTTTGTGTCTATCTGGTTTATGACAAGGTGGTGGTGCCTTGCCCCTTTTTCGCCTATCTCCATAACATGTATGTACTTAAGCTCTTTCCCCTGTCTCCTGTACTCTTTCCGCAGCTCCCGCAGGAATATATCTATATCCTCCCGCATTTGCTCCCGGCTCCTTGGTTCTTTGCCTTTCTCCCGTATGTAGTCCAGTATGACGTGATAATCTCCATAGCCAAAATTAGCGTTCATCAAGATACGCAGCTTTCTTTCTGCCTGTCTGGTATTTACCTTTACCTGCTGCTCCTTTGTGGGCTTAACCTTATCCCCTCTCTTTATCCCCGGCTTTTTATATCTGCTGGTAAAGTAACGCTCTACCTCTATGGTCTTTCCAGCCCTTGTTATCCTCTCTACGTATGGCATATATATTTATCCTCCCTGTCGGATAGTTAATACTTTTATCAAGTGGTAAAACGGGCATTTCAGCCCGTGTAGTTCCTTGACTTTTCGCCATACAATGCTTATACTGGATTTAGGTTGAAAAGCTGTATAGCTTAGCCCCTATGGTATTCCCGTACCGTAGGGGCTTTTTACTGTTGTCATGGATTTACAGGCGTTTTGCCGCTTTCTTTTTGCGGATTGCCTTAATCTGCGCCAGCAGGCCGTTTTCTGCGGCTTCTGCCGCCTTATGGCGTTTCAGCTCCTTGTAATCCGCCCACAGACTGCGGAAAATTGCAATACTCTTTTCGTTCTGCCCGTAATGGCTCAATCTGTTTGCCTCATTTCTCAATACTGCCCGTCTTAATTTCCTCATTATCCTAAATCTCCTTTACAAAAGTTCTGTGTGCGTAATCGCAAACTCATAGGCCGCCCGGTATGGTAATCTGCAATCATAACCAGTACAGGTATGTAACCTGCTCCCTTTGCAGAAATTGCAGCAGTTCATTTTCGCGTATCTTTCTGCTTTTATTTCCTCCTGCCGCCTATCGTCCAGTAGCTTAAATGCCAGCCTGTCTGCGTTTACTACCTCGATACCCAGCCTGTCCGCCGTCTGTATCTCCCGGCTCATGCCCTCGCTTACTCCATATTTCACGCCAGCTATGACAAAATCACAGGTCTTAAGCAGCGCCATACCCGCAGCCATTCCCTGCGCCCGCTCCTGCGGCTTTTTATCATCTAAGCACTGCGTCATATATAAGTGCGGCGTTATCGGCGCTAATCCGGCATTGAGTGCCTGCTTTGTAAGCGCCTGTGCGTATTCTATGTTTCTATCCAGTTCCGCGCCGTCCTTTGCCCGGTACGGGCTGCAAATATATACCCGCTTCATGCTCTGCCCTTTCCGGCTCTTTCCGCCCTCTGCTGTGCCTCTGCTCTGTCCTGCTCATTTCCTGCCAGATATGCAGCTAAGCACATCAAATCATCAGCGCTTTTCTTGTCGATAAACTCACAGTCAAGACAGCATTTGCAATACCCTGTAATCTGTAAATACCTGTCGTACACTTCCTGCGGCGTTTTGCAGGCTTTTAAGCTATTTACCATGTTTGCCAGCTGTGTAACAGCTTTAATTCCTGTAGCTCCGCCCTTTCCGCATATTTCTATACTAATTTGCTGCATTTCTGCCGCTCCGTCTGGTTTTATAAATGTTTTACTTCTCATTCCCTGCCTCCATTTTCTCTATCAACTGTACGGAAAGCTCGTAAGCAGTCCGGCGCTCCGTCTCCCGGAAAGCCTCTTTTCCGCCAGCGTAATACGTTGCTACTTCCTTATCATATTCCCGGCTCTGGTATCTGCCTAAAAGCCTTACTTTGGTTCCCTGCTCCCAACCTGCTACCTCGTCTGCGGTTTCCTGCCAGCAGATACAGGGAATAAAGCAGCTGCCCGGCGTAAGCTCCTTTTGTACCTTTATGAAAATGTCTGAAATACGCTTGCCTCTGGGCGTTTCCCTGTGCGTCGGCTTAAACACAATCTCGCCCGTTATGGCTACGTCGTTCTGAAATTCTGCCTTTGGGCTTGCGGCCACATAATCAGCCAGAATAAATACAAGGTACTTTCCTGTTTCAAAGTCCTTAAGCGTCTGTATCTTCCCTGTGATTAAAAGCCTGCTGCCCGGCGCAAATTCCCGCAATACGTCAAGCTCTCCTTGTGCCGCCTTATTCGGCGTGTCCTGCTCAAAGGCTACCGCTACCTCGTCCTTTATCCCGCTCGGCCTCGGTATCTCGATTTTCCCCAGATACCCGGCAAACGGCAGGCCGCATATCTTCGTAACCTCTGCCAACTCCTTAACCTCTCCCACCAGCCCCGCCACGTTCCGCGCTCTCCCGCGCTTTGTCAATTCCTCTAAAATCTCTTTATTGATTTCTCCCAGAAAATCCGGCTTTTTCATCTTTTCCACTGCTGCCGCTCTCCTTTCTTTCGTTTGCCCTCATACCCAAATAGGTACATATCCATGCTTACAATGTCCCCGGACGGCAATAATGCGCGGTTTTCAAACCACCATGCGCCCGCTGTGTCCCGGTAATAATCAAAGACAAGCCGCCCGTTCCTTTCGTCCCCGTCCAATGCTCCGCTTATCTTACTGCCTATGTACGTTACCCCTCGCCCGCCTGCTCCGTGTGCCTCCATACTCTCAATGCTCCACGCCTCTTTATATGCCACGCGTTCCAGCTCCGGGCTTATCTCTCTAAACTCCTGCGCCATGATTAAGAGAAAAATGCGGCGGGTGCCAGCTCGTAGCCGTCTATATCTTCATTTTCAAGCGGCCTGTCATACTCCACATATCCCCACGCCTGCCGCCCAATCTCCGGCACGTATTCCCGGCTGCTGAAATTATGAATAAGCATAGCCGGGTTATTCTTTGGCTTTGGATACGCCCCCGGCGTGACCGGGCGCTGCGTGCTGTAATACCTGTATTTCACGCTCATACCTCCCTTTTTCGCTTATATTTGCAGTAATGCCAAACGCATACCACCTTATAGCTGTTCTGTGCGTAATCCTTACTCATGCAAGCCCCGTT